CGCCACTCGAACCCAACTGGCGTCACACAGAAGCAATAATGGCTCCTGGTGCCGCAGATGAGCTACACTATGTTGCGGACCGAAGGCGTGCTCTTGCCGGTGGAATGGGCATGATGTATGATTATGCTGATTTCAACGTCCTGCATACGCTGGAGTCGCAGTCAGCTGTTTTCTCTAAGCTCGCAATGTTCGAGCCTGCCATTGGCCAAGAATGGCGCCATGCTGTTGACTGGGTCGCACAATCGGCACTTAATCAGCATGTCAAGCTACCTGACGGCGATGTGTTCAAGACGACCGGCGGGCTATTCAGCGGCTGGCGTGCCACGACGTGGGCCAATACTGTCCTGAACTGGGCATATGTTACCGTCTGTGCCGAGCAGGCAGCACGGCTTACGGGTAACGGGCTGACTACGCGGCAACATGTTGGTGACGACGTCTACTCAGTGCTTGACGACTGGATTTCTGCCGTCACACTATACGATATGCTGCAGATTAATGGCTGCAGCGCCCAGCCGCTGAAGGTGCTATTCAGCGACAGTGCAGCCGAGTTCCTGCGCATCCGCTACGATGAGACGGGCGCGCACGGCTACGTTGCGCGTGCAATTGCAGGCATGGTCTCAGGACAGTGGATGACGCCTGGCGCGCACCACGCGTTCGCCCGTATTGGCGAGATCGGCGACACAATTGCGCGCTGCACTGCACGCGGGCTATCTGAGCGTGTCGCACGCCCCCTCACCCTGCGCCTTGCGCGGCACTGGGGCGCAGTTCGCGGGCCAGGGGGTACTTATGTCCGCCCCCCTGATTCCGTGCTCTTTGCGCCCGCCACTGCCGGTGGTGCAGGCCTGTACCTCGATGGTCAACAGGCGTGCCAGTGGGTGATGGCCGATCTCCCGAGACGGCCTAACCCCCCGACGTCAGTGCTGCGTCCCGGCAGCATACCGACACTGGCCACCGACGATGCTGTTGCGATGCTACGTGCCACGCTACCGCACACGGAGCTGATTGACTGGGCTGCGCTACGGCAGACATTCACCGACTCATCATATGAGAGGCCGATTGGTGCCGTTGCCGAGGAGACCCGACGCATTGCGTCTGATCTCGCCACAGCCGAGTGGTATCGGCAGTGCGCGAGCGTGCGGCCATCGACGTTCGTGCCACGCATCCCCGAGCAGGGCGAGATGCTGCATGCCGACGTCTCACGGGCACTGCGTGGCGACGTGCCGGCGCGACCCCG